TGGGATCGCATCTGGTCGATCTTTGCCGAGGCCACGCTGCGGGAGCGGCTGGAGACGGCCGAGTGGCTCGATCGGGTGTCGCGCAAGCTCAAGGACATCTCCGAGATCGACATTAAGCAGTCGGTGATCGATCTCTTGACCGGCCGGCCCGAGCGCAATGCTCCCGGGCTGATGGAGTCGGAAGGTCTGCTCCCGCCGACCCTCCCCACGCCGGTGCAGACGCCTTCTCCTACCGCAGTGCCGCCCGCGTCCGTGGCTGCCGATATGCCATTGCCACAGGCGCGCCCGCGGATCGTGGAACCGGACCTTCCGCTCTCTGCGGAGGCCGCGCTCAACATCGAGCGCCAGCGCATGGCCATCCTCGGGGCGGCCGCGACTCCGGCCGAACAGCTGCAGCTCAAGATGAAGGAGCTCGCCGCCGCGACCGACGACTGGACGCGCAACCAGGCGGAAGGCAATCGGGCGCTGGATTCGTTTGTCCAGGGCCAGGCGCGGGCGGCGATCGCGGCGCGCACGCGCATCGGCATCGTCACCGAAGAGGAGCTGATCACGCGCGGGCTTGTGGATTTGCAGGAGATGCGCCGCAACGGCTTCATCAAGTCCGACGAGGAAATGGCGGAGGCCGAGCGCATCATGCGCAAGGAGGTGCGCGCGACGGCGGAGGCGCTCGAGGTGCGTGCATCCGGCACGCCGGCACTTACCAGGCTGGCGCAGGATGCCGACAAGCTCGCGCTCAACCTAGACCAGGGCCTGGCTTCGGCGCTGCACTCCTCCACCGCGGATATCATCGAGATGGCAAAGGGGGCGGAGACGCTCTCCGCCGGCCTCACCAATCTGTCCACAAAAATCCTCGAGGCGATCGCCAATGCGCTGCTGATGAAGAGCGTGGTCGGGCCGATCGCGAATGCACTGAGCGGCGGGCTTGGCAGTCTCTTTCCGAGCGCGCAGGGCAACATCTTCGATCAGGGCGGCGTGGTGCCGTTCGCGCGCGGCGGTATCGTCGAGCGGCCGATGATTTTTCCGTTCGCCGGCGGTACCGGCCTGATGGGCGAGCGCGGGCCGGAGGCGATCATGCCGCTATCGCGGCTACCAGATGGCCGCCTGGGCGTGGCGAGCGGGGGCGCCGGGCCGATCACGGTGAATGTCACCAATGCGCCGGCGGGCGTCGAGCGCGCGAGCGCGGCGCCCGACGGCAACGGCGGTACCCGGATCGAGGTCCAGCTGCGGCGCATGGTCGAGGACATGGGGGAGCGCATGCTCTCCGATCGCGGCAGCCCGTGGGCGCGGGCGCTCTCGCGCACGCTCGGCGTCAATCCGGCGCGCACCATCGGATGAGCCATGCCGCTGCCCGCCTGGCCGAACGATGTGCCCTACCAGCAGCGGCGCCGGGATTGGAGGATCACCCAGCCCATCATCGGTCCGATCGAGACCGAGATGGATGGCGGCAATGTGCGCCAGCGCAGCCGGCCCGGCTCCAACGTCGCGACCCTGCAATGGCGCAGGCGCATGACGACGGCGCAGCATGCGAGCTTCGATGCGTTCGTGCGTGTCACGCTCACGAACGCAAGTGCGCGCTTCACCATGCCGGTGTGGTTGGGCGCAGGCTACGTCAGCAAGACCGTGCAGATCGTCAAGGATTCGCTCGCGATCGAGCAGGACGGGCTCTTCATCTCGGTGTCGATGACCTTGCGCGTCTACGGAATGTGAGCGATGCCGACCGGAACGGCCGCATGGGAAGAGGCCGACGCCTCCGTGCCCGCATCGGTTCAGGTATATTTCACGCTCGAGCTGCAGCATCCGGGCTTCGTCGACGAGGCGATGAACCCGATCCCGATCCGCTGCGTCGCCGGCGTCTACGAGGACATGGCATTCGGCATCGAGGAGGGCGCCACGTTCAACGGCGGCGAGATCGCGACGTTCGCCGCCATTCCCTTCTCTGCCGACTTCCCGGAGTTCGCGGAAGGCAAGGTACCGGAGACGCGGATCACAGTCGACAACGTCAGCCGCGAGCTCGTGCCGCACATCGAGGCCGCCCTGTCGGTCCGCGCCGACCTGATCGCGATCTATCGGGAGTACCGCTCCGACGATCTATCAGCACCGTGCTATGGGCCGGTCGAGTTCATCGTCCGCAACATCACCATGTCGGGGACCAGGATTGAGGGCACGGCCTCGATCGACAATCTCGCCAACAAGAAATTCCCCACGCGCGTCTACACCACGCGGGAATATCCGGGCCTGCAGCCGTGATCGACCGCACTGCTTTCCTGCGCGGCCTCATCGGCAAGCGCTGGGCCGCGGGCGCATGTGGCCCGGAGTCCTTTGACTGTTGGCATCTGGCGCGGCACGTGCAGAAGGGTCTGTTCGGCCGCGAGCTGCCGAGCATCTCAGTGCCGGATGATCCCGGCTGGGCATGGATGCTCGAGACGATTGCCAAGCATCCGGAGCGCGCGCGATGGGTCGAGCGGCCCACGCTCAACGGGCATCTGATCAATGCGCGTGACGGCGCATTGGTGCTGATGGCCCGCGCGCAGCGCGCCGCGCATGTCGGGGTGTGGCTCGCGCCGGAGTGTGGCGTGATCCACTGCAATCAACCTTCTGGCGTCAAGTTCGAGGACGCGGCTGTGTTGCGGGCTTCGGGTTGGCGCAGGCTGATGTTCTTCGAGCCGAGAGAGCGCGGGATCGAATGTCGCTGAATAGCATGACGGCTATCAATGTCCCCCCGAGATGCTCATTGCGGAAAATACGGGACCGATCCGTTCCTGCTGCCGCTCACACCTTCTTCACGGGAGGTATCGTCCACGTGCCGTCTATGATCGATGGGTCGGACTCGTTCGGCCAATACATCCGAAGCATGAGGATGAACTTGCCGGCAGGAGCGGGCAGCCAATTCGACTCCTTGTCCGAGCCCGGCGAGTCCTTCTGGATGTAGAGGTCGACCGATCCGTCCGGATTCGCCTTCAGATCCTGACGCGGACTGATCGAGTATCGGTTGAGCACGTTCGGGACGAAGAAATATTGACCGTCGTACATCGTGATCGACCAAAAGCCTTCAACCGGCGGCAGTTGGCCCTTGGGGAAGCGCATAACGTATTTGTTCGCTCCGTCGTACACGCGGTCGTCGGCGTCCTTCAGGGAGGTCGGATAGACCGCATCCTGCGGGCGGTTGGCGCCGAGTCCGATCGCCGTGACGAGCGCCCGCATGAGATAATCGGTGCCGTAGATGCCGGTCTTGGTTGTAAAGCCCCAACCATTGATGTCCTTCACCTCCTTGTTGATCTTGAACTGGATCATGATCCGGTCTTGGGCGATTTCCGGGATGCGCTTGATGAAGTCCGCCTTGAGTTTGCCCGCGTCGAAGTCCTTACCGGGGACGAGCCCGATGCGGGCGAACTTCGCGAGCGCAGGCGCGTCGGCCGCCGACGGCGGATTGGCCTTCATGAGCTGTGCGAGCAGGCTGAAGTACGCGATTGCGTCCATGCGGTTTACTTGGTCCCGCACAGGCGTCTTCATGTCGATGGAGGGATCGACCTTGCCAGGAGGCGGCGTGTAGGGTTTGCCGTATGTGCTCAGCGGAACGAGCTTGAACTCGTCCTGCAGCGCATGCACGGCCGCGTAGTCCTGCGGCGTGCCGGTGCAGTAGATGCGGCCGAGCAGCCAGACGATGTTGGTCGGCGACTTCAGCTGCTTGACACCCGCCGGAAGCGTGCCGGTCCAACCCGGCCCAGTGATGGCGTAGGTCTGTGCGCCGGTGCCGGTCGTCCGCGTGCCGGGCACTTGGAACACGGTCGTCCAACCGTCGAGCATCGGCATCAGGTAGTAACGGCCCTTCATGTCCGGGATGCTCAGCACCCACGGCTCATTGCCAACCTCGAAGAACGTGGTGGTGTAGAGCGTGTCGGCATTGGGCGCTGTCACATCCCGGAACGACGCGTCCGGATAGTGCCGCATATTGATGAGTTGGCCCATCGGCGCGTGAGTCCCTGCCGGCGAGGCGACGTTCGTGATGACCCTGCGGGTCATCTCCATCGTCACCAGCGGGTAGCCATAGATGTAGGCATCGGTTGCCAGCCAGAACTCCTCAAGCCCTCCCTCAATGCCCAAAAGCTCACCCAGGTAGGCTTGGCTCATGCCGCTCGCCAAGGTGCCGGCGAGAAGGCTCATACCACCGATCGTTGCTTGGCGACGGGTTACGTAGGTTTTCATGGCAAATTTCCCTGCGCTTAGCTTAGGTCTTGAGCATTTTACGCAGTTTAGGCGCAGCTGCGCGACACCAAGATTGCCTTGGGAGCGCAGGCGCACGGATGGCTCCAAGGATAATGCTCATGCGCTGGCTTGAACGCCATTGCCCTTGGGCAAAGGACTGTTTTCCGGTTGTCCTCGGAAAACGCACATCTGATCCACCCTCGCTCATTCCGCAATTGAACTGACATGCGTTACGAAAACGCCGTCGAGGCGCGCGCCAATTCGGGCGATACCGCCGAGCACGTGGTGCGGCATCTCATGATGCCGGGGCACGAGCTCGCGCGTGCAGCACCGCTCCCCGGCGAGCGCATCGGCGAGTTCCTCGCGCGCACGGGTTGGTCGAAGCGCGCTCGGTTCGCGGATCGCAAATGGCGCTGGACCTGGCAGCTGCCGACCGTCTGCATGATCAACGGCGCCTTCGTCCTGCAGCGCCAGTGGAGGCGGCGCCGCATCAAGGCCACGGACCAGGTCGTCTTCCTGTCGCGGCCGCTCGGTGGCGACAGCGGAGCGGGCAAGCAGGTGCTTGGCCTGGTCGCGCTGATCGCGGCCTCCGCGCTGGCGCTGTGGCTGCCCGGTGTCATCGGCCTCAGCGGTATCGCCGGCACGCTCGTAACAGCCGGCATCACCGTCGGCGCCTCACTCCTTATCAACGCGCTGGTCGCGCCCAAGGCCGGTGGCCAGGCCGACGCCGGCACGGCGCAGGATACCGCGCCGCAGGCCTTCTCGCTCTCGGCTGCGGGCAACAACCCGCGTCCCCTCCAGACGATCCCCGTCAGCTATGGCCGGCTGCGCAAGCATTGCGACTTTGCCACCATGCCGTGGAGCGAGTTCGTCGGCGACGAGCAATACCTCAACGTGCTGCTGTGCGAGGGCTCCGGCAGATATCAGCACGAGCAGGTGCTGATCGACGACACCCCGCTGTGGACCAGTGGTGGAGGGGTCAATCCCGACTTCGACGCGCAGGTCGCATTCTACGATCCCGGACAGACCGTCACGCTGTTTCC